CCTCGGTTTGTTGTGATCCTGCGAGAGTACGCTTCTCTGTTTCACCAATCTTCTTAGCTAAATCCTCGGCCCCTTCTGGAGCTTGTCCTGGTTGTTGATCAGTAGCTTCTTTGAACCACCCGGGAGCTTGCCATCTCTGTGCAAATTCCTCGATAGGCTTCGCATCACTTATTGGTCTCCCTGTAATTTCTGATAGAGCCTTAGCTTGATTTAATTGGTCTTGGAACATTATCCTATCTAGTGCGGACCCCTCTCTCCTTTGTTGGTTCACTACCACATGCCAGAATACATTTATCCTAGCTAATGCTTTTATATTAATAGCACGGAATCTTACTGGTCTTCCGGCTTTCTCTTCCTGTAATTCGAAATCAAATATTGCGTCTTTCTCCAACGGTGTCATATTGCGATCAGTAAACTGTACAATTTTCTTACCCCTCTTACCATCAGAAAATGTTGCTTCATTTATTGTGAACTTCTCATATACATCACTAATCACATCTGATATTGGATTAACATATTTTCTAACCGGTTTAACAAAGTTTTCGAGTATATTATAAATACGTAAATAAGGAGCATCCCTCCTCACTCTCATATACGCTGCGATAATATGCCCTAGATTCTTTACTGCATTAGCTTGTAATGTTTGAATTTCTTCTGCTGTCTGCTCTCCGGTTGGTGCAATACCAGAAGCTAAGTCACCTCCGGCTCCTAAGAACTTCTCAGTCTCCCGATTAATCAATTCATACATATTAAACTCACTTTGAGTTACACCCTTATTCTCAGGGTTTATTAGGAATACATCGTCTGGTGTAAGCCCTTGAGTTACTGCACCAGCTTGAAATATATCTTTAGAAATAAGGTGTGCATTATCAGATGTTACACCAAGTGCAGGTTGGAATGACTGCCTCCACTTAATTATCATATTCCTTATACCCTCTTCAGTAAGTGCTTGAAACATCTTGGCTGAAGCTACTGGTGGTTTTCCGTAAATGAACTCCGAATCAACTTCCTTAATAGTCTTAATATCAAAAGTATATCGTCTATCTGGTAATACCTCATACCACAGAGGAGTAGACTCCTCCAGCATTGGTACCCCGTTCAATATCACATAATACTCACCGTTCACAGGATCAATAATCCGAATCTCCTCTACGTTATTCTCAGAAATATCTTCCATTCTATAATACATAGGTGACTCTTCATTTTGGTTTTTACCAGGTTGCACGTATTTCCATCGTGCCCACTTTCCATAAATCTGTTTAGTTGCAGTATATGACCGTTGAGCATACACACATATATAAGGTTGATCAGTTTGAAAACATCTAGCAGGTACAAAAATATCACCAAAGTAAATACGTAGTCCTGAAATAAGGCGCTTTCTTGGTTTATGGTGTACGCGCTCCTTATTTACAGAAATAATCTTCTTATCGTATCCTTCTGGCGATAAAGCTATTTTTCTTCTATTGTTATATATTTGATATTCGTCAATTTCTTCAAAACAAACGAGGCGTTGAGTGAGTAATTCCCTCAACCATGACTGCCAAAAATCCTCATCTTTCTCCATGTCACATGTCCTCTTCACAGCGTCCATCATGTCCTGCCCTAAATCCTTCAACTCATTATCAGCATCATCATAGGCTACAACCTCTTCACCCATATTCATCGACAATATATTATTAGACAATACTTCTAATTTCTTTTCAGTAGCACCTGTTGCAACCCTTACTTCATCATCATTTAACTTCGGCCTAAGATATGCGTTAGCTGCTTTTTGGTTTGCATAGTAATCATCTTCATATGTCATTCCATCGAAAAAGTCATACTTCTGATCTCTTTGCTCTTTCGCATCTTTGCACATTTGTATAAAAAGAGTATGTCTTGCTTGCTGCTCTGGTGTAAGGACGAGCCCCTCCTCCAGTGGTTTATTCTTTTCCTCTTCAGCTATTACTACTGGAGATCCTGTCTTTTTATTTGTTTCTTTCATATTATAATGCACTATGTAAATTATTCATCGTACTTCTAATTATTGTTGGGTTTTGACCTATCTGTTGATTATTACGTCTCTGGCTTGAGGTGAATGTCTTTAGGTCAGCTCCGGAACGCTCTGATGAGAATGTCATCATCAAGGCATCAAATGAGTCAGGAGATCTACCATAATTCTTCTTGATATCCTTCTTCGGCATTATCTGAATCCTGTTTCTTGCATTCCTTCTGAAAGGAATAAATGTCACCTCATCCCTCCATATCTTATCGCGGTATAGGCTGAATCCTGATTTAATCGCTGTCCTGAGTCTCCAGAAATTCTCTGCTCTCCTATTTAGATATAATCCTTTGCCTTTATCAGTGAGAGAGGCATCACCTACATTCACATCATTTATTCTGAAATTATCCTTAGCCAGTTCAACCGCTGAGTCTGCGCCTACTCCGAAAGAATCTAAATATATGTTACTTGGTTTTACATCATGTATCTTTGCTAATGTTCTAGTAATATTAGATATTGAGAATTTATCTGACTTCTTAGACCTTTTAACAATCAGAGCTTTAAATTGATCTCTTATTACCCATATTGCCTCATCTGCTCCGTCCCCTGCTGGGTCAATGCCCATAATCGTTGTGCCTACCCATTCTGGGAGGTGGGTGTGTGGTAAATCGATCTCTTTAATCTCATCTTTAGATAGAAGTGGGGAGTATCCTTGCTCATCAACTGAATCAGCTTTAGGGAATTGTCCGAGGACCCTGATACGATATTCGTCTGAGTTTTCGCCATGTTGGTCAATAATATCTTGGTTATAATCATCTCTAACTATTGGGCTATCTATATTTGAAAATGTAAGACGTTGCCACCTAGACTTTAACTTAGGATGATTATGAGAGTCATAAAAATATCCTGAGAGTCTAGTAGGGTTAGAGAACATCAAAACGAAAATATCTTTTTCCGTAAGTGAACCTTCCATTGTATTAAATACTTTATGTGGTACACCTGATGCTTCGTCGGCCAGCACCATAACGTGCTCACCATGAACACCTGCTAGGGCTTCTGTACTGTCCTTTTTGGCAGTCTTCGCGGATGCAAACCATGTTGATGGAGATTCTGTCATCCTGACGTATGTAGACTGACAATCAAACATCTTGTGCCAACCTGCTGGCATCCTCCTTATCCATACAGAAATTTCTTTCCATAAAACATCGAATAACTGTTTAGATGTCGGTGCAGTACATGCAATCTGAGCATCGAAGTGACAGAATAATCGCCAAATAACTATAATAGACGTTGAACAACTCTTCCCTATACCATGGCCTGATGAAGTGCTGATTCTACGAGAGGACTCTCCCCTTATAGCTGACTCCAGGGCTAGGAATATAGCCCATTGCTGGTATGTAAGGTGCTCACCACGTATGAATGGTTCGAACCATTCTGCTCGTAGCTGATCGAACTGCTTAGATGTGGTGATAATCTCGACTGCTGTCTGATACTCTGGTTTTATTGGTTGCGGAATAAGATTCCACATATCTTTAATGAACAGGATTGGTGACTTTTGCCATTGTGGCAATTTCTCGTTAAGTATTTGTTGATTTCTTGAGATTTGTTTAGACATAGCAATCTAATTATATTTGAATGATTTTAAGTGATTTTGTCAAGTGGTTTGTAAAAAATTGTGCTCGCCATTTTTGTCCGATATATGTATTATGCCGATCGCACGCGGGGGGTCGCTCAGTATATACCTATTCATTTTTATATATATTATTGGCTAACATTACAACAGTTGGCTAATGTTAGCCAATATTTCAACTTCGCATAATGATGAATAAGCCATGTATTATATGTTAATTTGAGTGCTAGTATTAGCACAATATGACTATTTTATATTATAACACATAATGACACCACTACATGTTGTGTCTACTCCTTGCCTTTGTTGGCGTCAAATGCTCCTCCTAGTGAGATATCGCCTGTGATATGTTGGTTAATCTCTTGCTTATCCTTCATTCCGTGGTTATTCTTAAGGTCAAAGATGATTCCAGCCGGTGATCCCTTGCCTGCATTGAGTCTCTCAAGTTTATCCGCCTTGATATGCTGTCTAATCCTTTTTATAGTTTCGAAATATTCTTGCTTATTCTCATAATTTGTTATAGTTTCACTATCACAGTCAAGAAAACAAGCTAAACGCTCAACTGTCATAGGTTTTCCAGATTCCTTAATATATTCCTTAAAAGCGTCAATTTTCTCTATTAACTCCGTTTTATTCTTAAATTTTAGAGGTCTACCTACTTTTGTCATATTTTTACTTTAATATCTTAATATCTACATTATAACATCAATAACAAACCTCAGCAAATAGCCTTGTATTGTATCGGGTATTTTATTTTAGAGCCTTAGATTTGCTCCTGTGGCTTCATTTTTACCTTAATTTAGCTATATTCACCAAATAACAACTATTTATCATTGTGCTACTTTTTTAATCTAGTATAGTCCAGCATAGACCTAGCATAGCAGTATTTCCCTAACATTACACAAAATCATCAAATCCTTGTGCTAAGTGCTGGAAAATTCTCAAACAAATAAAATAAAATTATTATTCTTTCTATTCTATTATATGTATATATATTTAATATTTTTAAAATATATAAGAAACTAGAAAGAGAAAGCAATATTCCCCTAAAGTTATATAGTTTATGAAATTGCTACTTTTTTTAATCGGGTAATTCCCAGCAAGAGCAAGCACAAAACACCATATAATAGCTAACATTAGCATCTAAATCCTGTGCTAAGTTATCCCCAATCTAGCATATTATAGCACTTGACT